GCCCGTGGCCGCGCCGTCGGTGGCGATCCACAGGTCGCCGTTGCTCGACGTCGGGTCGGTTGGCCCGCCGAGAAACGCGACGATCTCGCCGGGCTGTCGTGCAAACGCGTTGCCCGATCCCGGGTCGACGTACGCCGAGCCGTCCCACAACGCGACCCGCCAGCGTAGCGCGAGCGCGGCCGTGGTCGCCCCGGTCGCCGGCAACGGGCCGGGCTCGACCTGGACGTCGTCGAGCGCGTACGTGCCCGAGGCGGGTACGTCGATCGTCCAGCGGTGCCCGTCTGCGGTCACGAGGTAGTACGCCCCGTCGCTGACGGCAAGCTCGCTGATCGGCGTGAGCGTGAGCGACCACGTGCCATCGCTCGCGGTCGTGGTCTCGGTCTCGCGGATGATGGCGCCGCCGCCCGTGAGTACCTCGCTCGCGGCGACGAGGGTCGCCCGCACGGTCACGCCGCCGACGCCGACGCCGGCCGGCGTGCGCAGCTCGTCAGAAATCGTGGTCATGCCGTTCGCTCCCAAACATAGACGGCCAGATATGGGGGCATGTTGTTGTGCGGGTTGCCCGATCCCGCGTTGTCGGTACTGATGCCTTGCGGGAACGACGCGGCTGATGCGTCGGCGTTGTAGTCGACGCGAACGCCCGAGCCCGCCGCAACATCTGACGTGACGTTCTGCCCGTGCGCGTGTACCGGCATCTCGGCCACGGTGAGCGTGTGCGTCGCCGCGCCGCCCGTCGATGCCGCGGCGTACGTCGAGCCCGCCGCGAGCAAGAAACGATCCTGAATGCGCGTCCACGTGCCGCCGAACAGCGTGCCGGGGTTGGTCGACGCCGTGCTGTAGTAGATGTGCCCGATCGGGAACGGGCACCCGGCCCGGCCGAGCACGACGAGGCGGCGATACCGGCGGGTCGGGTTGGCATTGGTCACGAGCTGTACCCACACCCGGTCATCGACCGCGAGGGGCGCGACGAGGGTGTCGGGCGTGACGTCGAGCGCGGCCAATTCGCCGTCGAGCTGTACGCGCAACGGCGAGTCATCGGTGACCGTGGCCCACGACCACAGACTGATATCGGGTGTCTCCCGGACGAGCGACGCGAGCAGGTTGAGCCCTCTCATAGGTCAACGACCTCCGTCAATGTCGACTTGGCGAGCGCCGTCGGGTCGAGGCTCACTTCCGTCTTGCTCACCACGTGCCGGCCGTCGATCCCGGCCGGCGTCCGACGGAAGCGCACCGCGCGGTTAAACGCGACGTCGGGCACAAACGCGTGCTGAATCTCGACCGAGGCTGTAGGCGTGGTCAGCTCGATCAACCGCCGCTCGGCAAACGCGTCGAGCGTGGCTTGGTCGGCCGCCTCGACGCCCGTGATCGTGCGCGTGATCGTGCGGCCCCGGCTCACGGTCGAATACGGCGACGTCGGGTCAGTGTTGGTCGCGGTCGACGTCAGCGCGGCCGTGGTGCCGTCGCCTTGCGTGATCGCGAGCACCTTGTTAGGGATCGCGAACAGATCGACGTCCTTCGTGAACGTCGGCAGATAGATGCAATTAGCTCCGTCGAGGAAATCCCACACGGTCGGCCGCGAGGCGGGCTTGACGTAGGGCTCGCCCCGGAACTGTCCCTCGCCGTTCGTGAACAGCGAGAAATAGTTGATCACCGATAGCAGGTCATTGACGATCTGCAATTTCGTGGTGCCCGCGGGCCACACGAGCGGATTGGCGAGGGTCGCCGTGCTCGGCGTGATGGCGTGATTGGTCTCGCCCGTCGACTCGATCAGCGTCACGATCTCATCGGTGACCACCGAGCCGGCGTCGAGCGCGTACGCCGCGTCAACGGGGTCCTGGTCGAGGATCGTGCACTTATCGAGAAACTTGATTGCCCACACGCGGCCGGTGTCACCCCACGACTCGGGCGCCTCGCTGACCAGGAACACGCCGAGCGCCGTGTCGCCGTAGCCGTCGATCGTCACGACCGGGCGGATACGGGCGGTCAGCCAATCGACGGCCTGCCCGTTGTCGGCCACCGTGAGCGCCGCGCTGCCGTGCACCGACTTGGCGGCCGTGTAGACCACCGAGCCGCCGCGCACGCCGTCGAGCGTGCCCGCGGGTGCCTCTGTCTCCGTCAGTAGCTCGACGCTCACGCTCGACGTGCGGTTGATCGTCAGGGCGGTCACTGGTCGCCCTCCGTGAAATCGAGCTGCGTGAGGTTAAACGCGACGGTCGGAAGCCCCTTGAGCCGTTCCGTTTTCGTGTCGACCTTGGGCACCGAGCCGAACACGCGCCGGCCGTCCGGCCCGCGCCAGCAATGCACGCCCTGAGCGCGTCCTAGCGCCTCGAATTCGGCCGGCGTGCCCGAGTCTGCCGTCAGCTTCCCGGAGACGGCCAGCGTTGACGTCAGAGCCTCTCCCGCGAGCTGTACGGGCAGCTCGCGACCGGCGAACTGATAGAGCGCCTTGGTCCGCCCCGCGCCCGCACCGAACGACGGCATCGCCCGGAACCGAGCCACGGTGCCGAAACGGTTGCCGCCCGAGAGGTAGCCCCACGTGGTCTCGCTGGTGGTCACCTCAGCCTCGGCCGACATGACCGACGAGGGCAGCGCGGAGTACGCAATGGCCCGGTAGTTGTTGCTGCCGACCGTGATCGGCACGGTGTCTTGCACGATGGCCGTGAGCGTGACGGCGTCGAGCACGATGCCCGTGAGGATCGTGAGCCACTCGCCCCCGTTGATCTGCCGCTGTACGTCGACCGTAGTGATCGGCTCGGTGGTATCAGTGACCGATTCCTCGCCGGTCAGCGTGAGCACCATGAATCCCGCGGTGCTATCGAAGACGCCAGCGATCGTGATTGCCGCGGGCGGTAGGTAGGTGACAGTGAATGTCTCACTGTCCTCCGTGGACGTCAGCCCGGCCGCGCTCGTCACGGTGACGGTAACGGTGTAGGTCGCGCCGTCCGCAACGGTCGTGGTGAAGGTGCCCTCGGTCTCGGTGGTGCCCGAGATCGTTTCGAGCAACGCGGCGGCGTCGTCGTAAAGCTTGGCTTCCCATGCCGCCTGAGCCGACGCCTGAGCCTGGAAGTAGCCCCACTCAACCGTGAGTGTCGACGTGTCGTACGTGGCGGCCGGCGTATTGATGGTCACCGTTGGCTTGGCCGAGAGGGTGAAGCTTGCCTCGGCTGAGAACGCGCCAAGCGTGCCGTTCTGCCCGGCGGTCGCGACCTTCCACGTGATCGTGTCACCGTTGGTCCACGTGCCCCCGGCGACCGTATAGCTCGACGTGCTCGACGTGTCGTTGACGACATCGGCGTACGCGCCCGCATTGACCTTGACTTGTACGCGGCGCTTGCTTTGCGGCGTGCCGTCGGTCGGGTTGTGGGTCCACGAAAGCGCGATGTCGCCGGCCGCGTCGCGCGCAACACCCGACGGGCTCAGCCCGGTCGGTGCCGCCGCGGTCGCGAGCAGAGTGACCGTGTTGCTGTTGCCCGAGTATGACGAGTTGAGCGATCCCGTGGTACTGCGCGCCCGCACCCGGTACGTGTGCGTGACTGACGTGCTCGGCGAGGCGTGCGAGTAGACCGCCACGCCACCCGAGACCGACGCTATCTCGGTGAACGCCCCGCCGTTCTGCGATTCCTCGATGCGCACCGTGTACGCGGTATCGCCGTACCCGACGTTGTTGGTCCAGTCGAGACGGATGCTGCCCGAGCCGACCTTGGTCGCCGTCAGCCCGGACGGGGCGCTCGGGGTCGTGTAGACCGCCGACGTCGTGGCATAGCCGACCTCGACCGTGTTGCTGCCGACGGCCGACATCCGATATTCATACTTGTGATTGGCGCTCGTGGTCGTGTCGCTGTAGCTCGTGACCACGCCGAGCGTCGCGATGTTGACCCATGAGCCACCGTCACGGCGCCGGTACACCTTGATGTTGGCGTACGGCGCGGTGCTCGTGCTGTTGTTGGTCCACGCGAGATTGATCTGCCCGTCGTTTACACGCGTGGCGGTCGCGCCCGACGGGGCCGCGACGGTCTGCGGAATGTCCGGGAGGGAATCGACGCCGGTGATCGCGAATGATCCGACGCCGCTCGAATCCTGGTACTGCGCCGACACCTGTACCTGCGCCTCGCCAAGCGTGCCGTGTGCGATGACGTAGGTGCCCGACGCGAAACCGCCGCCCGAGCCGGCGTCGACCGGCGGCCAGTCCCCGCTATGGCTGTGCGCGCCGTTGAAAGGGTGCGTGTTGTCGGCCAGCGAGCTACGAATGGTGCCGTTGCCGTTGACCGAGTGCGAGCGGATCCAGTGACACCCGTCGCCGGGCGCCCAGTTGACCGTAAACGCCCAACGGATCGTCGACTCACCGTGTGCGCCCGCGAGGTAGTCCTGAGAGACCAGCCACCAGAAGACGCGCGCGTTGCCACCGAAGACGTCGTCGCCGCCCGTTGCGCTACCGCTCGTGACCATTTACTCGGTCACCTCCCCGCCGCCTCGACCGTCGTTGCGCAGCTCGTCGAGCCAGGTTTCAAAGTCAGTCCCGTCGCGGAACTTGCTGCCGTTGACCGTGATGTTGTACGTCACCGAGCCGCCGGACTCTGCCGCTTGCATCTCGCGCGTTTGCACGCGCTCGCCGACCTTGAGGATGCCGAGCACCTCGGCGCCCTCAGGGCCGCCGGTCACCATGCCGCCCGTGTGCCACTTCGGGAGCTTGGGGGCGCTGATCGTGTTGCCGCCAATGAATGGCACCCATGACGGGACTGTCCACGATAGACGGCCGATCGTGTTGTTCCAGATGTCCGACACGGCGTTGAACGCCGCGCGGAACGGCGAAGTGATGATGTTGAACAGCCCGCCGAACGCGTCGCCGATCAGCCCCGGGATGCTCGAAAACCAGCCCTTCACGATGCCGATGCCGGCAACGATGTTGTTGAATGCCTTTTCAATCCCGTTGTGCCACACCGTGTTCACGAAGAAGTCAGCGACCGCCCCGGCCGCCGTCTTGATCCCGTCCCACACGACGCGCCAGATGTCCTGAAACCACGTCGTCTTCGTGGCGATCAGCACGATCACGCCGATCAGCAGCACGATAGCGGCGATGATCAATCCGATGGGATTGGCGGTCATCGCTACGTTCAGCGCCCATTGAGCCGCCGTTGCCGCGCCCGTCGCTATGGTGCCGGCAACCATCGCGATCTTCTGCCCGACCATCGCAACCGTCGCCGACGACGACGCGATGGCAACAATGTCCATCACGCCCGAGAGCGTGCCGATCGCCACTGAGAGCCCGCCGACGATCTTTGCCCCGGCCGAGTCGGCGTCGACACCGAGCAACGCCATACCGCCCGACAGTGCGCCGATGCCGCCCGCGAGCGTGCCCGTCTTGGTCGCGAGATTGTCGGCCCGCTCGCCGAGCCGATCCATCTTGCCCGTACTCGTCTCGACGCTCGACGCGGCAGTCGACGTAGCGGTCTCGAACGACTGAACCTGTTTCGTGGCGCGCTCGATCGCGGCGTCGAGCGACGATTCATCGCCGGTCAGCTCAAGGGTTACGACGTTCGTCATCGCGACGTGACCTCCAGCCCGGCCGACGTTGCCGCCGCGCGCACCGCTTCGAGGGTCGCCGCCACCATGTCGTCGTACCGCCGGTAATAGGCGGGATACAGGTAACGACCGTCCTTAATGTACGGTCGCACGACCGAGCCCGAGCCACGCGAGCCGCCGCGTTGCACCGACACCCGGCCGCCGCCGTGCAGCGTGATGCGGGCCGTCGAGCGACGCCCACGGCCCACCGTGCCGCCAAAGTCGAGCCACGGCGTGTACGGCGCCACGCTGCCGCCCTCGCTGATCTGGACGCCCTCGAAACCGCGGCGTGTGACTACCTTGACTTTGACCGAGCGCTTTGCCTTGCCCCGACGCCGGGGCATGTCGGCCGCCGCATCCTCGGCGACACCCTTGCCGATCGTCTTGAGCGCGGCCGTGAACTCGCGCTTGGCCTCGGGAGCGACCTTCCGCATCGAGGCGAGCATCTCGCTGAGACCCTTCAATTCCATCTTGACTGGCACGCTCGCTCACCTCCGATGCTTGGCGTCGTCTGCTCGATCCTTTAGGTACACGCACCACCCGACGAACTCGCGATAGCTCATCGTCGATTTCAGCTCGTCGACCGTACGGCCGCCGATCGTTTCCGCGATGGCGTACCACGCGCCCTCGTCAGTCGTCTGTTGCTCGATCCACAGGGCTTTTCTGCGCGCCCTTCCCGTAGCCGCTCAGCGCCTCGATGCGGTCGCTGACGGTCGTGAAGTCGCGGGCGTCGTGCGCGTTCAGCCACGCAACCCCGGCCGCCTCGGCGTCGCGCACCTTGGTTTTGCCGAGCATGAACCCGATCTGAATCGCGATACCGCCCGGGGCGTCGGGATCGTCGGCAAGCGCCGCGTTGCGCTTGGCGATCAGCGCGACCTCCATGCCGGTCAGCCCGCGCACGGCGATGGTCTCGCCCGACGGAAGCTCAAGATCCTCGGTGATCACTGCGGTTCCCTTCACTCAGCTCGTGTAAACGCGTTGCGGACTGAGCCGCGGCTCAGTAGGTGCCGTCGGTGATGTCGCCGGACACGGTGAACGTCGCCGACCACTTGACGATCTCGGCGACCGGCGATGTGGTCGTGTAGTCGTCGAGGTGCGCCGTGAACGTCTCCTTGGGCATGCCGACGGTCGAGCCCTCGACGCCCCGGACGATGGCGAGGTTCTGGCCCTCTTTGCCCTTGAGCACGTCGCCGGTTCCCGTGGTCGCCGTCTTGTCGTACCAGCCCGAGCACGTGAACGTGTGGGCCTTGAGCCCCTCGTCGTCGGCGTACTCGTGCCCTTCCGAGCCGTAGGCGGTCGTCTCGCTCTTGTCCGCGGCCCGCTTCAGCTCGCTTGTGGTGGTCCACGGCCCGACGTCACTGCCATCGATGGTCAGCGTCGTCTTGCTGCCGTGAGTCGATGCGCCCATTACGCTCCACTCCCTGTGATGTCGAGATCGAACTGTGCACCCTTGTACGTGGTGCCGCCGATAGTCACATCGCCAACCGTGGACCGAGTAACGATGATCGTATCGAACGCTGTATATGTGCCGGTCTCAAGGCACGCCTTGACCGACGTGTCGCCGGTGTCGCTCATGTAGCCCGCGAGCGCCTTGAATGCCACGTCAAGCGGCGAACGGGCCACGGCCACCGTTACGGACAGCTTGAGCCGCGTGAGCCCGTTGCCGTAGCTCTGGTGGGGCGTGCTCTCGATGCCGAACACGTAGCCGAACGGGGCCGAGCCCGTGTCGGGTGCGAACGGCGTCGACCGTCCACTGAGGATGGTTCCGAGCCGGTCTGAGACCTCCTGGGCGACGGTCTCGAAATTCATCGCGCCACCCACCCGGTACGGATGTAGTCGACGACGAGCGGAGCCACGTCGGGATCGAGGCGGGCCAGCAAGCGCAGCTCGCCGCCGCCGTCAGCGCCGCCGGCAACGCCGTACGGGCTATCGCGACGGATGTTCAGCCGCGAGGCTTGCAGCATCGTCGCCTCGACGATCGGGTCAGGGTAGGGAGCATTCCAGCCCCACAGTCCCTCGATGTCCATCTCGCCGTTCGACAGCGGGGCCGCGCCGAGCATGACGAGGTACGTGTACGGCTCGCCGTCGGCGATCGCGTTGCGGGGCCGTAGCGCGTACTGGTCGCTGGTCAGCTCGACGCCGTCAACCGTGACCGTGAGCCCGGTCGTATCCATGATGTCGTCAATGTCGGCGACGTAGGCGTTGCGGGTGCGCGACCAGCGCAGCTCGTACGAGCGCGTGACCGCCTGGTCGACCTTGCCGAACTGACGCCGGCACGACGCGTCGACCGCCCGCGAGGCAGCGCCGAGCTTGAGCCGCAACAGCGGGTCGTCGTCGGTGTCGGCCTCGTCGCGGAGACGCAACCAATCACGCATCTGCGTGAGCGACGCATACAGGGGCTTCCATGCCATCGGTACTGCCTCCCCTCGCGGGCTCGAGTTTCAGTGACTTCGATCGATCCTTACCGTGCGGGGCCGAGCCGGATCGCGGCCCGGCCCCACGTCGGTGGGCGGATCAGGTGGTGTGACCCGCGATGACCTTGTACGCGGTCGTGTTCTTCTGCTTGCCGTCGGCACGCA